TTTGGTAATATCGTTCAAAATACCGATTATTTAAAATATCGTCTTTTTAGACGATATTTTTTTTTAACTATTAGTTAATTCTAAAAATTTAGTAGTATTACTGATTAATATTTGATTACCGAAACACCATACATTTAAGTTAAGGTAGGAGTAATACTTGGGGTTGGGGTTGGAGTTGTAAAATCAGTCGTTAAACATACTGGTGATTGAGATGCTCCATATATTAAGTTACCTGTGGAGTTAATTAAAGTAATGTTATACGGACTTGACGTATCCACATTATAGATACGCCCCAATGAATCGGTGATATAAATATTACCAAATTCCTCGAAGATACCCCAAGGACCACCACCAACAGTTGGGTTTAGAGTTATTGTTAACTCTAAAACACCCGTTAAATAATCATATTGTAATAGATATATGTTTGGACTTTCCGCGGTGGTAACTAAAAGTTTATTGGTTGTTGTTAACATTATATCTCCGGCAACTAAATGTGTTGGTGGTAAGTTAAATTTAAATGTATCAACCGCAGTTGTGGTTGTAATATCCATCTCATAAACTGATTGAGGGGATGATTCATTTGTTGTTATAAGTGTTTGATTATCGATGACCCCTAAACCATTACCTACTGTAAATGGGAATGTTATATCTCTATTGAATGTTGCACTAAATGGGCTTAATGTTATATCCCATTCCCTTACCATAAAATTATTGTTTACCCATAATTTACTATCCGTGTGTGCAATATCAACGTTACTAACGTTTGACGGGACCGGTAACAATGTACTAACATTTGATGATAGGTCATATGCGTATATATCATTATTTTCAACAACGTAAATTACAGTACATGCTGAGACTGATATTGTTGGCGTCGGAGTAGGTGTAGGCGTTGCTGTAGGTGTTGGTGTTGGTGTTTGAGTTTCACAAGTTTCACAACTAATATCATAAGATATGTCCAACTCAACTTTAACAGTTGCGTCTAAAGTTTCGATTGTTACGTCACATACGCTTTCAATTGTTAATGTATTTTTAACCGCGTCAATCACAATTTCACCAATGATATTATAAGTTAAAAGTAAACTTTCCACAACATCATAAAATTCATTATCTGATGGGAAATCTGATAGTGTTGCCCCTGTATAAAATGATTGTTCTTTTAAATCCCCATTAATAATTGTTTTTACTGTGAAAATAGCTCTATTTAAAATACAGTTAGTGTCTCCACTTGTTAAATCATGGAATCCTTCAGTTAACATTTCTTGAGGTCCTTTCCTACCTGTTTGACCTGTGTTAAAAAAGTCTTCATCACAAATATTATAAACTTGATATGAAGATAATTTATTAAACCCATTTATTGTAATTGTTCTTGTTTTACTACATCCATTATTATCAACAACAGTTAAAGTATATGTTCCAGCACTAAGAGTGTCGATTTCAGTACCCGTTTGACCGTTAACATTTGGACTCCAAGTTAATGTAAATGGTGGTGTACCATTTGTAATTAATGCGCTTATGGTTCCATTACTACCATTTAATGAATCAGTACCAATTAAAAGAAAATCTACGGTACTTGAGCCTACAATTGTAAATGGTAATTCTTGTTGGCAATAATTAGCATCGGTAACTGTTGCAACATAGTTACCACTTGGTAGATTTTCATATAAAAATTCTAAATTATTTGAGAAGTCTGAATAACCATCAATTTCATAGTGGAATGGTGGGGTACCTCCTGGGGTAATTGATAGTAATACCGAACCATCTTCTTGATTACATGTCGTACCTGTTGTTTCAACTGTTAATTCAAATAATTCATTATTATTAACTATATATGTACCCACAAAATCGCAAGGTCCTGAATCTGAAATTGTTAAAATATAACTACCTGAAGAAAGACCATTAAAAGACCAACTAGTAAAATTCCCGTTTACCACTGTATTATTACTTAATGAGTCCGTTAAAGTATATGTATATGGTGGCGAACCTCCAAAAATATTAACATCAATTTTACCTCCATTCCCACTGCATGTTGAATTGGTTACATTAACTGATGTGACATTTAACCCTCCAGGTGTTAACAATGTAGTCGTTGCAGTAAAACTACAATTACCCGCATCTTTAACTACTACTGTAAATGGTCCCGCAGGAATATTATAAAATGTATTAGTGTTACTAAATGTAGTATCAATGTGTCCATTCGACCCTACATATTGGAATGGTGCGGTTCCTCCTGAAACTATTAAACTAACTTCACCATCAGAAGCAAAACAAGTAGGGTTAACAAATGAAATATCGACCAAACCAACAGGTGGTTTTGCGGTAATTGTAATTCCCGAACTTTGTATACATCCTTCAGAGTCTGTAACAGTTAAAATGTAATTACCTACTGTTAGTCCTGTTATTGAATTGGTAGTTTGCCCTCCAGGGCTCCATGAATAAGTATATGGTGGTGTACCTGTAACTCCTGTAACATAAATAGCTCCTGTATTTGGCGCACAAGATGAAGCGTTAACTATGAATAAACCAACACTAAGTTCATTTGAATTCATTATTATACAAGTTTCTGATTTACCTGTACAACCGCCCCCGTCATCTCCAACAACATAATATGTTCCTGCACCTAAATTGTCAAACACATAAAAATTATTTAATGATGTTGCGGATGTTATATATCCAATAGTCGTATCATAAAGATAGAATTTTGCGGTGTTATACTGTGTTGTTGTTGTTGCGGTTAAACTACCATTATTTAAACCACAACTTGTGTTCTCAACACCTGTTAAACTCACACAAGTCCCTGATGAAACATTAACATTAATTGTTTGGTAATTATTATCGGGTAAACAACTGTCTATTATGTCAAATGTATAGGTACCTGCAGATAAATTATCTATAGTGTATCCAACAACTCCAGGTCCTAATGGAATTGTTCCATAAGGAGGGTTTATCCAATCAACTGTATAGTCAGGTGCCGTACCGTTAATAGATATTGTAAAAGCACCTGAATCAGTATTAAAACAATCACCTGTTATACCCGCAATAGATACATTTAAATCACACATTAATTACATAATATTTCAAAGTTTATCCCTATATTCAATTTAAAATTGATACCTTGTTCAGAAACTGAACATACTTGATTATAAACAACAACCGTATCTTCATTTGTTAAATAATAATCAAATCCATAATCTTTTAAAGAATCCAAAGCGTTACTTAACGCATCATCCCACATGTCAACAGTTGGTGAACTATATGATGGGCTACTATAACCAACACCACTAAAGAATGGATAACTTACAACCACGGTATCGTCAACTCTAATATCAACAAACCATTTAGTTGTCATACCATTAAAATCACAATCATTTAATGTATAACCATTAGTAGTTAAATACGAATTTAAAACATTTCCTAAAACCGCATTTAAAGTTTGAATTTGTGGGTTGTTAACCCAAGGATATATTGCACATTCTACACTTTCGATTGGGCAGTCATATGTAAATATGTTATTTATTAATGAACATGGTTTACATGGTATAGGTATTAATTGACACCCTTCTTGTCTTCTCCAAACAAATTTTTGTCTATGGAATATAGAATTCTCTAATTTAACACCCGTATTCCAAATAGTTGTTGCAGGTATCATTTGCTCAACTAACCTAATCCAATAATCCCCCAATCCATTCACATAATCCATCATTGTTTTGTATGTAAAATTATCGTTTGGAATATTGATAGTTTGTTGAGATTCTAAATACTTCCAATATATTGAATCGAGTGTTGGGTAACCTCCTGTTTTTCCGTTTGTGGCATATTGTCGATTTCTCACATTAATCATATTATACCAAAAAGTTTGAGCGAATTCAAAAAATGTTTTTCTTTTTGGTAATGGTACAATTTCCGTCCAATCAACACCTCCTCTTCCAGGGTACGGACTATATGGTTTAGGGTCACAGTATGTTGGTGGGATATAATTTAATCCTTGATTTGGTATTGGGTAGTTAAATTCTCTAGACATTACCCATACATCATAAACCAACCCTTGAGCAGGATTTAAAAATAAATCAACATTCTTAACATTTAGTACTAATCTATCATCTTCTACAAAATATCTAGCATTAAAATTACCATCAAGATTAGTTCTAATACCAACTTCATTATCCACCCAACTTTTATTATTATCAATTGTAGGTGTTAATTGATACCCTAAATTCATAAATGGGAATTTTCTAAATCTATTTAAATATTCTTGTCCATATGAATACGGTAATAACATTGTTTGATAATTTGGGTTATTTCCCACAAACACACTATTAGTTAGGTTAACTTCTTCAGGTGCCCTATGTTGTGGTGTTTGTTCAAACCATCCACTACCTTTTTGGAAAAAGTAATCTTCGGTATCTGGAGGTGAATATGGGTACCCGAATTCGTCCATCGGGTAATCATCTAAACTTACATTCACATCTTTTATAGTTGCGCTTGTCGTAAACCCTGTGTATTGATTTCCAAAAATTGAATAGATGTCTGTTGGGTCTAATATTGGGGTAAATTCGATGTAAGTACCTCCAGATATTTGTATATATTGTTCATTAAATTGAGATAAATTTATTTTTTGGTCCGCTAAATAAACATATTCATTAAATTCAATTAATGCTTCTGGAGCTCCAATAAGTCTTAATAATATTTCAATTGATTTCCTAGTTCCTTTAGACTTAAATAAAAATGCGGAATTTAAAATTAAATTTCTAAAGTATTGGTAATTTAATTCATCGGGTGTTTGTGGTTGAGATATTCCTGTAAAGTTACTTTTATCTTGTTTTGTTTTTCCAAAAACTGATGACAACAACTCTTCGTTAGAAATTGGGGACATATTAGTTGTCCAACCTAAAGTTTGTGCTAAATTTTTTAATAATTGTGATGGTATATCATTACCAACATTATAATTAACCGATGTCATAAATGACAATGCGGTTATATATTTTTTAGTTTCGTCAAAACTTCTACCATAAATTTGTAGAACTTTTTCCATTTTTTGACCTATCGTATCAAACTCTTTAAATGCACCTGTTGTTAAAAACCTAGAAATTAAATTTGTTTTATATCCGTCAAAAGATTCACTAACATCATTTAACGATATAATGTAACTTTCAAAAGCCTTTGTTAAAATATCGATATTCCATGTACCATATAATGGCCATGTAAGATTAAGTGATTCAATATAATAACTACCATCTTCAGCTTCTCTTGGTATATTAAATGTTGATGTATACTTTGGGCTAACATTCCTATTTAATAAGAACTGTTCAACCTCATCAAAAACTTCTTTAAAAACACTATTAACTTCAAGGTTTTTAGGACGTATAACTAAATTATCAAAAACAACAGTTTCACCTGAAAAAGGGTCTCCACTAACAGTTAATGTTAAAATACCATTACTTAAACTATCTGTCGGTACTATATTTATAACTTTATATTCACCATCATTAAAAAATAAAGAATACTTAGCGTATTGTATTTTCATATCTCTTAAAGGAGAAACTTGTATTTCTTTAAGTTCTAAATTTCTTGTTGAGTTATTGGTAAAATCAACATCGAATGGATTTCTTAATCTTGCAATATCTAAATCAAATGTTGTTGAGTCATTTAATTCACTATAAACTATATTATTTGCGGTTACTCCTGTAATATAATTTATACCCATGAAGGTCGATTCGATAGCTGCGGGGAAAAAACTAATAATTTTAGTTGCGGATGCCGACATTCTTTTGACCATTGACCCATATAGTGTAAAATTATTAACTTGGGTTAAATCAAAATTTGGATAGACTTTAAAGTTTTTTTCTAAAATAGTTTTAGATTGTTCAATACTATTAATACCTATCGATTCTAAATTGATAGGGTCAGAAAAAACACCTGTAATAAAATTCCTATTAGTCTTTTCAGACGTTGACGTAACGAATTCAAAATTTCCTTGCGTTAAACCTCCTCCAGCAACTAATTGTAATCCAACTAAGTCATCTGAAAAAGTTCCCGCCCCTGTTGCGGATTGTGGAGGGCAAGTATATTTTTTAATCGCCATTATTGTGTTATATTTGTAAAGTTTTTACTAAAATCAATATTATCACCTCTATCTTGTCTAACCTCAAATAATAACTCGTTAAATTGGTCTCTAATTTCATATAGATTGTATTGTCTATAGATGTTATTTTGAGTGTCGTACATCGTGTAAATACCGTCATCGATAGACTTAGTTTGGTTTCCAAACAATGCAATTGCCAACGTTGAGAAGTCATGTTCCGCAACTTCAACATCTAATGTTATTGGATTGAAGAATGTATTAGATATTACAATACTTTGATTTGGTTGTCCAATAAAAGGTATTGCGTTTGGTTTGTTTGTTGGTGCAGATGATGGTGATAAAGTACAGAATACTAAATTAGTATTATTTTCGGTGTATCTATATCTTATAGCTTTTTGCGATGTGTTGGTTAAATTTTGAACAACGGGTTCACAAAAAAATGATGATGTGATGATTCTAAAAAAATTAGGTATCTTAGACCCATCGGTATTAAGATATTCAATTCTAAATCCAACTAACCCTTGATTTATAAATTTATTTCTATATTCAGAAGGTACTGAATTTAAATCAATTACTAAACCTCTAACATTAGGTAATGATGATAATACCCCACAATCCAAAATAGTTGTCCTGATTTGAGCAGGTCTAATATAAAGAGTATAAATCCCTAATTTATTAAATTGGTCTGAAGGTAATGTTAAATTATATAAACCACCTAACACTTCTACTGAGGAACCCCCAGTACTATCATTATTAAAATAAGGTCTTAATAATGTTTTCGCATCAAGTTTAGTTAATACAAAATTATTAGTTTCATCTCTTGATGGGGTATAATTTAAAATTATCTCAACATCTTCGGGGGAAACGTCCGCTGGTCTTATTGTACCGTAAGTTCCTGTTGCCATATTATCCTGTATTTTTTACATTAAAAAATTTGTATCCATATTTTTCAAGGTCCCCCACATTATCAACTTCTCCTAACCTTTGGATTCGTTCTAATGCCGAGTTTTTACCTCTTTCTATAAATACATTAGTTTGTATTTCTGCTTCATCAATTACGTTCAATAATACCTCATTTTTTGTAATTGCTGAACAGACTATCATATCAGGTGTCATACCTGATGAATAAGTCATGAATACTGTAGTACCATCACTATAATCATAATAATCAATATCATTTATTGTATAGGCAGTATAAGTATTATCTAAAGATGGACCCCAAAAAGTCCCAATACTACCAGATGTTCCTGTAACTTGTACACCTATTTTATATTTACCATTAAACATCATCGGATTAAATTTACTACCGTATTGTTGTAAATCAGTCATCGTAGATGTGGTATACCCAGAAATTAAAAATGGTACAGTGGTATAGTTATAACTTGATTGGTCATAAACATCACAATTTGAATCTCCCGTAAATAAATAATCATACATTAAAGGTGTTCCTGACCAACTACCTCCCGCAGGTAAAAAATACGCGGTTCCATTTGGGTTAGGTACTGTAACTCCTGTGAATGGGACATAGACTGTTTTTTCAACAATATTTGTTCCCCAAGGACTCATTCCTGAAAAAGTTATTGTGAATTCACCATCTTGAGCATAAGTATGACTATAAAAATTGGGTGCGGTTGTTGTAATTAAATCAATTGGCGTTCCATCTCCCCAATCCACTTTATATGTTGCAAATTGTAAATATTTTTTAAATTCAGTATCTGAAGTATTATAAAAATAATAGGTATATGGTGAAAATGTCGATGCCGAAAATAAAAAATTAGTCATGGTATCTTTTTGTAATACCATACCATCAAAAACAGAATAATAACCAACATCAACAGTCGTTTCGGTTAAAAACACAGGGACAGTTAGTCCCGTTAATAACGAACTTCCATCAGTACCTCCACTAACTACTTGGGTCATCGATGAATACACGTAAGTAAGACCTGTAAAATTTAAAGTTGTTGTTGATGTTACAATTTCACAACAAGGGTCGTTAGGGTCTGGTTCTGAGTTACCCGCATCATATGAATGTAAAAATAAATCACCATTAATTACTTCAGGTGATATTCTTATACTATAATATCTTTCGTCCATTAAGGGTTAATATATTCATACCATTTTATTGGTGTTCCCGCACCTATACGGTTGTTTAAATAATCAAATATTTCATATGTTTTAGTGTTATAATCTAAAACAACTTTATTAAAAAAATACCTCGGAGAATCAAATACAAATTTATTAGGTAATGATGATTGTGGTTCGTTCATCATTCTAACAAAAACCCCTAGTTTACCATCAAAAAATTTAGCCGACATGTAAAAGGTGTTGATGTTTAAAAATTCTGTATTCACTAACCAATACAAAAAGAAACCTTCTTTATCACCAACAAAATCTAATGAATATTTTGGTTTTTTAATATTAACGTTAGGAAATAAGGGTGAAATACTAACACTTTCAGTTTCTCCTTGCTGAACGGGTATAATCACACTAAAATAATTAGTTTGTGTAACTGTATCGTTAGTATCATAAAAATCTAATTTAAAAAATGATTTTGTGAATGGTTTGGTATAATAATAAATTTCATCACCTGTAAATCCTTCAGATAAATAACTATTTTTCCAATCAGTAACTGTGGATGTTAAAACGCTTTGGTTTGTTGGTGGTGGTCCATCATAAAAATAAAACTCGTATCCTAATTTAGTCTCTTGATTATTACCATAGGAGTTATGTGAAAATCTAACTACTTCAAAATCATCAGCAACCCCTATGATTGTTGTTAAAACATCATCCTCATATAACTCAATACTATCAGTTCTACCATAAAAATCCCATTTCATTTCTATAGGAATTTGAATCCCTTTAGTATCGTTAGGTATGGTAAATAAAAATTTATTACTCACAATCGTCAATTAATGGTTCTGCTATTATGGTCTGTTCATTATAATTAGTTCCTTCAGGTATTATTCTGAATATATTATTGTTAAATGGATAATGAACACCGTTTAAAAATGGATAATTAACACCGTTAAAAGAACTATCAATATAACCATATGGATATAAATCTCTCCATATAAATAAATTTTTAGTTGTTGAGAAATAAGAATAATCAGGAATACCTACAACATTTTGGGGGTCCCCATCTTCGATATAATCTGAGAATACTCTAATCGTAACTCCATGATGAGGTTGATAGTAATAACCAAATTGATTTGCGGGATTTCCTCCTATAGAAAATACAAAAGGGTTAAATTTTATCTATGGGTAAATTTTTGAAATAACTCTCTCTTTTTGGTCATAATTACTCCATTCACAAACATCTCCGTCTATTATATCATCTTCCTTTAATGAATCAATATATGTAAACCCGTTGAATGATGGTGACACGTATGGTGGTAACCCTTGAGCAGTGTTGTAAACCCCAAGTGGTATGTTAACATCGGAGTCCGAATTTGAGTTACTCCACCAACTATTTGGTTGTCCTGTCGAGTTTAAAGGTAGGTTAAATTCCCACCCTTCTTTTAATCCGTTAAAACCTCCATTACCATTTGGTAACCCAAAGGTCCATCCGAAAAAACCTTTCCATATAACAGTAAAAAATAATTCTGTTAATGGTCTTTTTTGATTATCTCTTAAAGGATTTATTTTAATATCTTTATTAAATGATAAGGTATATGATTGTGAACCTTCTTTAATAGAGACTCTTGATACTTGATTCGGGGTAAAACCACTACTCTCAAATTTTTTAGTCTCCCCAAAAATACTTTGTTCAAATCCCGCCTTACTTACAACTGCATTTTCAGAATTTGTTAATATTTTATGTCTTCTAACATAATATTCAGATATCGTGTCTGTTTCACTGTCACCTAGTATAACTCTCTTTGCCGTGCCAGTCACATTATTATTAAAAACACTAGTGTATCCAACATCTACAATATTAAATACATACTCTTCACTTCCATAAGTTTGAGCTCCTAATGAATTCACTTGGAATAAATCATCTCCATTATAAGATAAACTTAATTTAACAAATTCCCCTACTGATAATCCATGTTTAATAGGACATCTAAAAGATATTTGTCCCAATCCTCCATTGTCGACTTTTTCAATTATAAACGGTATACCATCACCAACTATCCAATTTAACGTAATGTTTGTTTTAAAATCAACGGCCTTTAATTGTTTAGTGTAATCATTTTCATATGGATAACTAACAAAAAAATTCCAATTATAACTCGAAGCACTTTTAGGTGTGAAGATTATATGTTCATCAGGTAATTGTGTATAACCAGGTACATTATAATCATTCCTAACAAAATCAAATTCGTTATATTGGGGTAGTCCTGTCCAACTTATCGCATCAGGATTACCATTTAAACATTGAGCAATTGCCGCTTCTTGTGAATTAAGATAATATAAATTATTTTCAAATGGTGGATAATTTGTAAAACCTGAATATGAATTTTTAAATAATAATGAAAATTTTGCGGTAGGTCTAAAAATATCTGATTCTTGTCGTTCATTATTAAATACTTGTTCCAAATCAACATCAATACTTCTATCAAATTCAGTATTTTCTTTAAAAGTTTGTTTAAGTGGTACTTGAAAAAATAAGTTTGTGTTAGGTGCTGACTTATATCTCAAAGACCCTAAAACCACTCGTAAATCATTTCTATTACCCATATTAATCTGTAATTATATCAGTTTTAATCCATTTAGTTGCAAATCTGTCAAATGCGGTTTTTCCTTTTTTAAGACCAAAATAGAAGTGGAAAGGTGCCCCAACTGTAAATATTCTTTCTGATGAACTGTAAGGTGTTGAATTAGGTTGTACCGAATCATGATTTGGGTTATATTGTCCTGTGGAAGTATTGTATGAATAAATATACCCTTTAAAATCTTTAATAAAACTACTTGTATTTGTTCTCATATATCTTGAAGTCTGCTCTAATCTATCCATTGATTGGTATTTGTTACTATAAAAACTACTACCTAAAGGTGTCGTATACCATTCATTACCTTGTGAACCAAAAATACTATCTTGGTCAGGGTTTTGTTTAATGTTCCATTGGTAGAATGGGACAGTTTGTGAAAAGACTTTAAAGTTACCAAACGCACAATCATCAGTTACCATAGCATCTTCAACAATAATTGTTCTTTTAGGGGTTATAAAATCTCTAACTTGTGTGTCTGATGAAAAGAAAACACCTATAATACCATCAGTAGCATTACCACCATTAAAATAAATAGGGTCTTGAGCACATGTAAGTTGGGGGTAATTTTCTGAATTAAATTCTGCAACACCTAATTCTGAACTTACAGAAACTGTTTGTGCGTAGTCGGCGTCAACCATAAATTTAGTCCTTCCGTTAAAATAACTTAATATATTTGCTCCTGAAGTCCCAAATAATTGTGATAAGAAACTAGTATTAGATAGTCGACTAATGATGAATAAATTCAATATTTCAGAAACATCAGTATACGTTGTTGGTCCTAATTTATTTACTACATAACCATCAAAATCATCTGACATTATTAATTCTTGTAAGTATTGTGTTCTAGGTCCCATATCTAACATTGTTGTTGGAAATCTTAGGTTTTTATCATTTCCTCCGTAACTACCTCCAAAAAGAGGTGTTGGAGGTTGAGCCCCAATAAAACTATTACCATCCCAAGGACTTGACCTATAATAAAAGTTTAAAGTAGTTGGATGCAAATAAACTGTATCTCTACAATATAAACTATATGGTGAATTTGCAGGTGTGTCGGTTGGACCTGTAAAGAATCTATCATTCTTAAATGCAAATGCGTATAACGTACCATTAATCCAATTATTAGTGAACATTTGAGACCAAACGTCTCTACAAGCGCCAAATGTAATTAATAATCTTGAGGACCATTCAGTTAATATTTTAAAATCTTTGGGTAAAGATAAAAATATACTTGTTACTGTAACATAACAACCATTAACCATTATTTTTTCACCGTTTATACCATTATAATAACACCCATCATTATCAGGTTGTATGTCAATTTCTGTGGGTGTGAACGAATTACCACAACCAGGTGTTGCCCCATAATAACAACCAAGAGGAACCATTTGAGGGCAATTAAATGAATCTAACACTTTATTACCATCATTATCTTCACTACTATCTTGGTTCGCTCCTGTTGAAGTTGATGGTTGTGTTGATTCATTATTAACAGGTACTGACCCGTCATCTGAAACTAAATAAACCGCAAAATTAGGATTCATCTGTAATGCAAAACTATTATTGGAGGTTTCTTTTGTACTTGTTGATGTCGGTAATCTATCCGACCTCATAATAATTTGGTTACCATTAATACCTAAATTATTATATCCGTAAGGAACTGTCGCGTATTTAGGTGCGTATGAATATCCATTTGCGTAGGTTCCTACACCAAATTGAACTTTAACTCTCTGTAACATAGCCGAACCACCCTCAACAATTTCATTAACAAAATAACCTTTGTTATCGTTAGGGTAACTATTTTGTGTTGCGGTTCTAATCTCAGTACAGTTCGGAGGAAAAACAAATGGAACGACAACATCCCATTCAAGTAAAAATCCATTACCATTAGATATAATTGTATTAAAAGGTCTTATACTTGCAACATTATACCCAAAAGGACCTGAAGAACAAACATTATTTAATGATAACGCACCTAAAGGTGTAAAAGATAAATCAGAAGCGTCAAGTCTAGAGTAATAACTTGGTAATGTAGAGGTAAACCCACTAAACCCTGCGTTTGATGGGTTAGATTCAGGTAGGAAGTGAAATGAATCATAATATAAATTATAATTATTACTGTCGGTTAATGTTACATCACTTATCATACTATGTTTAACTGATTTAACACCTCCTCTTATAGGGTGATTTAATTTATAATCACCTGTTACAGTTAACCCAGGTATTCCCCATGATGTGTATCCAAATAATCTACTTAAATCATATGAATTTTGTTTTCTTGTACTATAAGGGTCAACACCTCTAACCAAAAATGTTATAACTTGATTTTCATAATTATCGTAAGATTGTAATGGGTTTTGATAATAATCATCATACCAACAATTAGTTACCGATTTAAGATATTCAAATCTCATATTATTAAACAAATATCTATCTCTTAAAGATAATGGGTTTGGGGTACATAATGAGCTAAAATTACTATAAGTCATAGCGGTTATGACTTGGAAATATTCGATATCCATTCCAAATTTTGCATATGTAGCATCATCAGGGTCTTGTTCAATATCATATAACACTGACAATGGTGATGACGAACCATTTAAATCAGATGGGTCCGAATAATATACTGTAATTTGACCATTGTCGTTAATTGAAGTTCCTGTAATACTTTTGGTTGCAAATTGATTTAATTGAGTATACCCTGTTAAATTAACGTCTGCAGAAAGTTCTGGATTTTGGAATGTGACTATCTGACCTGCCTGCATTTCTGATAGTTTAGTATCTTTAATTGAGACCACAATAACGTTGTCATAATGATACTTTACTATAGGATTATTAAGTTGTGTTTGGAAAGTTACTTTAATTCTATTAAACCCTCCTCCAGGATTAGTCCCCCCACCATCATTAAAATATTTAGCTTTGTTATTGAATAGATTAATTCTCTCAGCTAAAGTTAAACTACTCGTAAACAAATGTCTGTCATCACCATTATCATTACCATATTTAGTCATTTGGGGTGTATAAGTTTTAGGCCCTGAACCATCAAAACTAGCACCTGCCATAATACTTTCAAAAGCACTTGGGTAAGAAAATCCTTGGTTTGCGGTATATTTACTACTATCTAAATAATTCGTTAAATAGGAATTTATTCCTGAATTATTAATAATGGATTCGGAATCTATATTAGTTGGTGATGGGCTTGTAGCGTTATTTTCAACACTATCAGGTTCTTTACAGTTACATAATTCACAATCACTATAAGATAAGTTAGGTAAATTTATTTTTGTAAATAACTTCCATAAATTAAGTAATTTAACAATTAGTTCTTGCAGGTCTTGAATAGTGGGGCAATCCAATTTATTAACATTCGCAAATAAATTTATAACCCAAATAATACCATTAATGAAATTACATACTAATATGACTATCAAAAAAACAACTGCAACAACAATTGCTAATATAGGACCTAAAATGAATTTTATTAAAAATGCTAAAACGTGTACAATTACTAATAATTGGTATAAAGTTGGTTTAAATATATACATCATTATTGTAAATAATAAGTATATTAAATCAAATCTTAAGAAAGCGTCGTTTGTTGGAAATTTAACGTTTTCGCTCTCGCATACATCATCAAGAATGTGTTTGACCCCAATCACTTTACTAGGTATATATCCTTTTCTATATTGGTCTATTAATTGTGATACCGTATATACCTTATTATATTGCATATCATAAAAGGTGTCTTCACAATTAATAGCACCTTGTATATCAGGGTAGTCATTCCAATCTAAACTAAACGAATACGATTTAATAGCCTCTAAAGTATCTGACGGTGATGCGGACCCATTAGTTAAAGGGTCGATTCTATTCCCACCATTAATAACCCATCCATGCTCTTTTATGTTAGGTACTAAAAAATAACCTCTTTTAACAGGTTCCGATAATGTAGGTGATTGTGCCCATTTAACTTTAAATCTGTATTTACCTCTTGTTGGTACTCCTTTCTCAGGGTCATTTGATAATACTTTTTCACCAAATTCATTGGTTATATAATAATCCAAATTCATAGGTACATCAATTAACCATGTACCGTTTTCATCAATCACTTGCCCCCCCTGTTCTAAATCAAATGTCTCTAAAACAGGTCTACCATTAACATCTTGTTGTATAGTTTGTCTAATTACTAATATTTCACCAGGACCCGCAACTAAACTACATAAATTACCATGTCTATTTTTAGGTTTACAATTTCTTTTTTGTGTATGATTATCAACTGTTGATACTATTGACCCCATAAAAATTGCGGTGGGTGTTATATCAATATTTGCTTCACTTGTTAAATCGAAATCGCTTCTGATAATACCTAAACTACATACTTCAGGTTGTCCCCAAAGAGGTTCTACTTCAACAACTCTATTAATTGAAATAATTTGTGGTAATGAATTTAGGTTTGATGACGTTTTGAACTGTGTCCCCGCAACTTGAGCTTCAGTTGCCGCTCCTGTTCTGACTAAATCTTGGGGTGATAATGAGAATTCTCCTATATCGGATAAATCAACATCAACATGTATTGTTTGTTCTCCTAATGGAACTCCAAATATCATGTAGTCACCACTATCATTTGTTTTAGCGGTATATTTATAATACTTATCGTAAACCTCAATGAATGTAGGGTTTGTTAGGACATCTTCTCTATCAAAGAAAGTACCTGTCGGGCTATGACCACTATGTTGTTGTTTATAAGGTAGGAGATTATATCGATACCCATCTTCATTTGTGTCACTTAAAGATTTATAAGGGTATAATTCACTTATTATAGGATTGTTTTCATCTTCAGGGGATAAAGGTATGAATACTGAAACTTTAGCATTTGGTATTCCAAACCCATTATTAGCGGTTACCCTACCTATGATTACACCATAATCTGAGCATTGTCTTGTATAAATTTGACTTTGTAAAACCTTTAGGGATAATATCTCAAGATATTCATATTCTTGTTCAAGTAATACCTTTAATGATTTATCTACACCTACTTCGGTTCTTATTCTATATGAATTTGACATTCCTAATCTTTTTTGATAAATAGTTTATATACCATTTTCAAAATGATAATTTAGAAATTAATAAAATAAATTATCAAGAAAAATTAACTGTAGAAAGGTTTTTAATTCTCACATTAATATCTTTACCAGAGTATCTAACTTGATATGTTTGACTAGGTTCTGCAAAAATTGTATCATCGACTAAACCAATTTGTTTTGTTTCGTCATCAATATATCCTTGAGATGTTTGAGATGAAGAATATTGTCCTCCAACCTTATTAAATACTTGGATATCAGATACTGATATCACACCATTTTGTGATTGTATTTGTCTTCTAATTTCCGATATATAAACATTACTACCCATCTGTCTATTTGAAGGTGAAAAATATTCAGTAACTAAATTTACAATTTGAGCAATTAAAGCCCCTTGTGTTTGACTATTATCTAATACCACATCAATGTTCATTGATAAATCAATAACATTTGCACTTTCAACTGAAATGTAATCATTTAACATTCTGTAATTTGAAAGGTAATTAGCGATATTATTTTTAAGTGTGTTAGATACTATCTCAGTTAAATTACCTGACTCGTCAAAAGACAACATTTTTATTTTTATCTTATTATTTTCTTCGGTAATCGCAACTTTAGCGGGTGCTCCAAATTGGGACGGCATTGTTCTTATAATCGAATCATAGTCATTAACAGTTACCGCCCTGTTTTGTGCTGAAAAGTTAAATGTCACTAAATTTCTTACTTCTTCAGTAGTCGGTGCGGGTGCTCCACCAATTGCTGCAGTAACATTATTACACGATAATGAATTAACCACATTTGTGTTAACAGAAGCTGAAGGACCGTTAACAAAAAATGAAACCGTACCTACTTGAGTAATTACATTGATACCTAAATTACTTCCTGAACCTCCACCAATTCTATATTGGACAAATAACGTTGAGTTTGGTTTTAATACACTACCTAATGCAAAGTTGTTGGAATATTTATACAAATCAAGTTTTAACCCGTTCCTTGCAAATTCCCTTAATTGTTCATCTGCGGATTGACTACCACCACCAAAAGTCATTCTTAAAAATCCTTCAGGTGTGTATTCAGTTATAAATTTATCACTTGTTGTTAAGTATTTACCAACTTTAATACCAGGTTGGTCAGAAACTTTAGTTGGGTCTTCAACAAAGACTCTATCTTCAACAAGAGCCTTTACTTCATACCATCTATTATCATTACCTAAAAATTCTTGTGGTGATGGTATATTTGCATATTGAGTACCATCTTTTAATAAAACACTTGTAACACCTAAAACATTCTTTTCAGGTAAAAATAATTCAAAGAATGGTTTAACATCGTTTGCGGTTATGGTTCTTTTGAATACTTTGGTAACCCCATTTACAACTGTTTCTCTTTTAACAATTGTATAATTTAATAACTTATTATTTGAATCGAAATTAGGTATTTTAAGTCTATTTGGGTATCCTTCGGCATTGATTGGTGATGAAAAATCAATATCATAAACTGTTTCAAATACTTGACCTGCACCGTTAACTTGAGCCCCTCTTCTTAATATACCACAATATCTTAAATCTTCTTTATCACCAAATGCGGGTACTGTTATCGAAAAATCAACAAGAGCAACTGAAGGTCTTTGGCCAGGAACTTTAAGTCCGTATGTTCTTGCAATATTAAATACTGATGACCTTTGTTGTGCATATTGTAATACGGTTTCTTGTATACTTCTATCAATATTGAATTGTAAGTTATCCGTTACCGCAGCATTTAAATCCAATAAAGCGGAGAAAACCGAAGCGTCGTTAAAATTATCAATAAGTTCAGGATAATATAATCTTGTAAAATTTATTAACTCAGTTCTTATCTGTTGGAAATCTCTAGTTGTATAAGA